ACGGGGCTTGCAAGGGTGGAGATACCGAATGGTGGTTCCCTCTACAAAAAACTGGTAAACGGGAAGAAGTTGCAGAACTTAGAAAAAATACTTTGATGGCAAAAGCGATTTGTAAAACATGTGTTTGTCGACAGGAGTGTCTTGAATACTCACTTGAGTGGGAGCCTTGGGGTATTTGGGGAGGTTTGGATGAGCAAGAACGCGCGCAACTTCGCTGGTCCCGAAAATTGAATCTGGGGCGTGAGGGGCGTATTGTTTTCAAAGGAGTCGGATTGCGTGATGCAAACGGTGGAGACTTTCTTATGGAGCAAGCGGCTAAACGATGACGCATGCCCATACTGACGAGTTTCTCTCTCGGCTCAATGGAGTAAGGGATACACCTAACGGTTGGGAAGCACGCTGTCCATGCAGGAACGATGACGACAATCCATCTCTTTCTATTTCAGAAGACGCAAAGACAGGAAACATTCTTGTCACGTGCCATCGGGGCTCTCCGTGCAGTACGAAAGAAATTTGTGAATCTGCTGGCGTAACACTTGCTGCTTTATTCCCTCCACAAAAACGTACAAACAACACTAAAGCAAAACTTGACTTAGTAAAGACATACGACTATATTGATGAGAGCGGTGAGTTGCTGTTCCAAAAACTTCGTTACATAGACTCTGATGGTAAGAAAACATTTCGTCAACGCAAGCCTGATGGTCAAGGTGGATGGGTTTATGCGCTAGGCGATACACCGAAGATTCTTTACAACCTTCCAGCAGTGAAGCAAGGAGTAGCAGGTGGCTATCCAATCTGGGTTGTTGAGGGAGAGAAAGACGCCGACACTCTCATTGAAATAGGAATCATCGCAACAACAATGCCGGGCGGGGCTGGTAAGTGGCTTGACATTCATACAGAAGCACTTGCAGGAGCCGAAGTAGAAATCATTGCAGACAATGACGAGCCAGGAATCGCTCACGCAAAACTCGTGCTGTCAGAGTTGACAAAGGCTGGTTGCGTAGCGAACATTTGGGTCGCACCAAAAGGCAAAGATGTAACTGAGTACCTTGCAATGGGTGGTTCACTTGATGACTTCCTTGCACTAGAGATGGATAAACCAACTCCATCGCCGGCAGTAGAAACCGTGGCGGTCCCGCCAACGAGTGACGCCTTCTCTCAAGCGAGAACAAAGTTGGAGGCTTTACTTGTTAGAACAGACCTCACGCCACAACAGATTCTTATCAAGGCACAGGACATTGCCCTCCTCGCTTCTAGGGACAAGCCAGTTGACTTCGGTCGCTTGGTTGATTGGGATTCATTCATCAACGAAAGTGCCGACGACTCATACGACTGGGTAATTGAAGACATTCTTGAGCGTGGCGAACGAGTAATCGTTGTTGCAGCCGAAGGTGTTGGTAAAACAATGCTTGCACGACAAGTAGCAATCCTCTCAGGTTGTGGCATCAACCCGTTCACTTATCAAAAGATGAAACAAATCAGAACACTGACTGTTGACTTGGAAAACCCAGAGCGCATCATTCGTCGTACAGCATCATCAATCCTCAATACGGCATTGGACAGGGGGTACACAACTAAACCCACTGCTCAACTGCTGGTGAAGCCATCGGGACTGGACCTGATGAAAGCAGAGGACAGAATGATATTAGAGACGGCTATTGAAGAAGCAAAGCCAGAACTCCTCGTCATGGGACCTTTGTATAAAGCATTCATTGACCCAGGTGGTCGCACATCTGAGTCTGTCGCAGTAGAAGTCGCCCGTTACTTAGACCATGTTCGTGACGTTTACAAGTGCGCACTGTGGTTAGAGCATCACGCTCCATTGGGAGAGAGTATGACTAACAGGCAGATGCGTCCGTTTGGCTCCGCTGTGTGGTCCCGTTGGCCCGAGTTCGGTATTGCCCTCACTCCAGACCTCACAGGCGGTGGACCTCACGTCTATGATGTGCGCCATTTCCGAGGTGCTCGTGATGAACGCCCATTCCCAACTAAAATGAGGAGAGGCAAATTGTTTCCGTTTGAAGTGATGGAGTTTGCTAAGGTGAATAGATGAGCAAACAAAATAAGGTCATGACGAGAGAGTTCCTCGCAGAGAGAGACCTTCGTGTGTTCAAAATGCGACAGGCTGGTGTATCCACCCATGAAATCGCAAGAAGATTTGAGATGTCCACAAGCGGCGTTAATCAGGCTGTAAGACGCCAATTAGAGAAGATGAACAAAGAAGCCCTCCTTGCCTATCCAGAGGTCTTACGGATGGAACTGGAGCGTCTGGACAACCTTCAGTCGGCAATCTGGCCCATGACACAGCATCGTAAGGTCAAGATGGATGATGGAACCGAAGTTGCAGTAGAACCTGACATGAAGGCAGTCCAACAGGTTTTGTCAATCATTGATAGACGAACAAAACTACTCGGAATGGAATTGAGTAGTAGTGGCACTAACGTCAACATAGACATCAGAAGTAGTGAGACAACAATCAACGCAACTCTTGCTGGTGCAGCGCAGAGTCCCGCTGCTATTGACGCCTTTGACCCTGAAACCGAAGCAAGACAACTGCTGGAAATCATGGGTTCTTCTGGCGTACTCCCATCTGCTACTGTGATGGCAATACTACAACAAGCAAAAAATGACGACATTATGGATGCGGAAGTAATCGATGAGCGGTGATGACCAAAACAACATGGAAGCGGCTCTTGCAAGAGAAGTTGCTACTGGAACATCTATCTCCGCAGAGTTGTCACCAGAGACTGGTCCTGCCGACAAAACAGTCCTTGTGCGCCTAACTGAGGCTGACAGGGAGCGTTGGAAGCAGGCTTCAGAGACTGTCGGTAAGACGATGTCTCAGATGATTCGTGATTCTGTCAACAAGTTTGTTGGGGACACTTTGGATTGTCCACACCCAATCAACATGCGTCGCTACTACCCGTGGTCGGAGTTCTGTTTACAATGCGGGACGAGACTCCGTTAGAGACGGGACCTAAGAAGGTCTCGCTGAAGGTTGCCTCTTATCGGTATGCGGCTTGTAGAAAATGCCCATACATGAAGAAGTGGAAGAAGACCTGCAAGTTATGTGGTTGCTTCCTGCTGACCAAGGTGGAGTACGAGATGGAGTCCTGCCCGATAGGTAGATGGTAGAATTCATCACCCCTAGGAGGTGAACATGACCATCATTATTTGCTTTTTACTAACATTGTCGATAGTATTAAACTTGTACTTAGTAAAGACAGTAAGGCAACACGAAGTTTTACTAGAGAAGCATGCTAATCAGATTTTTACTCTCACCCTGATAGCAAAGGTGCTTGGTAAATCAAAGAAGAAGTCAGGCTCTAACTCTTTCTAGCGTTTCTTCCCGCGTTCTTAGCCTTCTCTGTATTTCCAACGAATTGATTGCCCTGATTACTTCCTTGGACTTTCTTTCTATTCGTCGCTGACCTCTGAGCAGGTGTAAGACGAGACCAAGCACTAGCAGGGAGATACCTCCGAGTGCCACCTTTACGAATCGCTGGTTTGCCATCTGATGTGGTCCATTTCTCTCTAGTCCACTTCTTCAGCGAACGCTGTGTCTTTCTGGGCTTACCCGTGTAGCCCCCACCTGCCTTGCGGTACTCAAGAGCCAACAACTGCGCTTTTCTGGCGGACCACTGCCCCGGGTTTCCGCCTTTGCTACCAGCCATAATTCTGTTCTTGATGCGCTCACGAAGTTCGGGCTTGGTGTAGCCACCTTCTTTGAAGTCAATATCAGGCGCGTTTGATAGGAAGTCTTTTGTAGTTGTGTCTACCCATGCCAGCACCTTGCCCTTGACTGTGTCTCTATTAACAATGCCCGCTTCTCTAAGGAGTTCTTGGAAGTGGTCTTCATCTTTGAGTGGACCAGCATCAACAGCACTGTATCCAAATCGGTTTACGAACTGGGAAGGAGTAAAGTAGCCGTGTTCCAACCACTTTTCCCAATAGTTCTGAAGTTTTTCGTCCCTATGGTAGACAGTGTACTCACCCTCTGTGTCATTGTTTTCTGTCTCATAGATGAACAGAGTTGACGGGGCACTGGAGTCAACGGAGTTGGGACCAATAAGAAAATAATACTTTGATGACATTATTTGTATCCAAATCTTAAATATTTAAACAAGTCTAAAAAGTCCTCATCTGACATTGATGCTACTTCGTCTAGTCTTGAAAAAACCGGCTTAAGCCTATTGTCGTATTCTTCATATAGTTTTTCAAGGTATTCCATATCAGGCCATTCACCTTCTTCGTGAAGCGAAATCAGTTTTTCGACCGCTTCATTCATTGCCTTTACGATATCTGCTTTCTTTTGTTCTATGTCGGCTCTGTAGTCAGCAAGAATGCCGGGCATGATTGCTATCAATTCTGCTCGTGTCATATCATCAAGAATCTTCTCGTACTCAATAGCGTTCCATCCTATCTGTGAAGAAACTGCCCCTCTCAAATCAAACTGATTCAACCTTCTAGCCATGATGGCTCCGTGGTCTATGGGGACGATAACTCTTGTTCCATCACTCTGGATAGATGTTAAAAAGTTATTTGGGTTTCTATCTCTATTTCCAAGTATTGCATCAAGAAGGAGCATTCTTATTGCTGATTCTTTTCGTACAGCCATAGGCGCATAGTCGTCAGCGTCACGTACTCTCCCGTGTCTATTTTGAACAAAATCCACTAGCATCGATGCTCCGCCATTTTTGTCCCCAGCACCACGAGGACTTCTCTTGACTATTCTTGTTGCCCCGGGCTCAAAGCCAAGCGCCTGAAGTACTGCTTGACCAACAACCTCGTTTATTATTCCTTCTGGAGCGTCAGCAGCGCTGGAGTCGGTAATTGGAATTGGTGATGTCCATTCTCCATACCTATCGTCTTCTGGTGCCATAAATGAGGCCTCAAACTTTATGCCGAATAAAGCCTTTGTTGTTCTATCCCTAAGACGCATCATCCCAGTTGCGCCTCCTCCGCCACCTACCCACTCAAATCTTCCGCCTGGCTTTGAGAATCTCCATCCGCTTCTGCGTTCTCCAGGAACATCTTCTGCATTGTTGAGGATGGCTGAATTCAAATGCACATCTGGAACTTCAGATAAGTTGCCACCGTCAGCAACAAATTCTGTTGAAGCATCAGGTGAGTCAAGAATCATCTTTTTGCCTGTTCGTGGGTTTGTAACCTCTACGCCTTCTGGCACGTACACCTGGATAGTCCGACCTTTATCGTCAGCAGTAAACATGTCTGCTTCTGGTGCATTGTCTATAACTTCAATATTATGCGTACCCTGTTTGAAGTCCACTGCCCTTGAGGCAAACCCTGCTGGTTTAGAAGTTTTCTTGTTTGGGGAAAGGTGTACGGCATCAGCAATTGCTATCTCGTCACGTACTTCTGGTTTCACACGGTCAATAGAACGTCTGCTTTGTGATGCAAATCCACTAGGACGGGACTCAAGTGGTGAACCGTCCTCCTTGAGTGCTGGAGTCTTATCTATTTCGGATTCTAAAAGGTCTATAAGTTCAAAAAGGTCACCGTCGTAGTCTGTAATCAGTTGCATAAGTTCACCAGTTGGACTCATTTTGATGTCATGATTTGCAGCGTTTAGCGCATCTTCAAGCACGTTGCTCTGTTCTCTTGTAGCAAGACCGATAGGACCAGCCAGGTAGTCGGCCATTATCTTCCCTAGCAACTTTTGAATCTCTCCTTTTGTGAGCAATTCTTGCAGTTCTGGTTGTCTAAATAATGAAAGCACTGCAAGAGCATTTGCATATTCACCATGTCTATCAAACCCTCGTCCAATTGCAACATGGCCTACTGCTTCGTGTAGTGCATCAAACGCTTCAATAAGACTGTTGCCTATGGCGCTTTCTCCGTCAAATAGAGAACCGATATAGAGCGAAGCCCATGATTCGTTTCCAGACAAAACCATTAATTCGTCATCTAAATCCAATTCTCCAGGATTGGGTCTTTCGCCGTACTCTTGTCTTTCTGTTGCATTTATTAGTGGTAGTAGTTTCTCAAACGCCCATTTATTAAATTTCTGATAACCAGTGTTCTCGTCATTGCGTTGTTGGTTACCTCGTCTGTATAACGGATTGTTTCCTTCTTTTAGTCTTTTTACAAACTCGTTAATGGTCGCATTGCTTGGAATCTCAATCTTTGACCAGTCTCTTCTGTCTGTTAAAAGCCTAAAGAAAACTGGGTGTGGGTCAGCCATAATCATTGGAACATCGTCTGCGCTGATTACTATGCGTATTGAGTCAAGAAGTCGGGACTTGTGCTCATCAACACCTTTAGCCATCTTGTACTTTCTGAAAGTGCCATTTGATATTGATTCAAGAGTGCGCTGGAATGCTTCTTTCGCTATTCTTGCAGCCTTACCCGTGAGTCCCATTTTCTCAGCAATAACCTCGCCAGTTTCTGAGCCAGAATCTCCGAGTTCCATGTCGACAATCCTGCGCGTATTTGAAGCACTAGCAAAACCTAATCTTTTTTTGGTTCTATCAAGAAGTGTTGTTCTAACAACATCGGTTTTAACTATTTCAGCCTTTTCTCCTTCGGTAGCGTCAGTCAACTTCTTGGCGTTTTCTGACTGAGCAACACGCCCATGGTCAAGTAAGGCAAGTACTTCTTTAATCTCGTCGTCGGTAGCCATGCCATTATTAAGCACCCTGTATACAGATGTTTGTAATTCTCTTTTTTCATCATCCGTGATTCCGTCAGGATAATCAACAAAGTTTCTAAAAGAAAAACGGTCAAACTCTAGTCCCGTCATCCAACGCAACTTCATACGGATGACGTCTGATTCGGTTATGTTGTTTTCCTTTGCCCATCTATCCATCATTGACCACATTGCCAATGCGTTAGCCCATTCACCGTGTCTATCAAAACTGCGACCAGTTGCTATGTGTCCCCAGAGGTCGTGAGCGTTTAAGAAGTCTTCTTCACCGTAGTAGTCAAGTATTCCCCTTTGCAATAAACCACTAAGGGCGTTGAAGTACAAACCCATGCCGGTGTAGTTAATCATTCCACCTGGAACTTCAGGAAAATTGTTTCTTTCAAGCGTGCTGTCGTCTAAGACTGGGTACTTGTTGCCTATTTCTCTATATAGGTCCATTGCCCACTGACTGAAAGCAACAATATTAAGTTTTATGTGTTCTCTTGCTCTGTCTTCTTCTTCTAAAGTGAACCCCAGATTGTTGGGTCTTTCAAAAGTGGAGAACCCTGCTTGTCTTCCTAGTTTTAATAATAGGTCACTTACTGTTTTTATTTGTTCATCAGAAGGAGCGAGTACGGTTGACCAGTCTCTCTTGTCTGGAATTTCATCTATCAAGAACGGGTTGCCGTCTATTGTTATGTACGGAATACCGTCATCAACACGAATACGTATGGAATCAATAATCTTCCGTTTTTGTTCTGGTGTTATTGAAGGATGGAACTGGTAATCCTCAACGTTGTCAAAATTGGGAAGAAACTTAGCAAGTATTCTTTTCTCTTCTTCTGTTAATTCAAGTTCTTTTGCTACTTCTTCAACGGTCCTACCTCTTGGGTTAACAGCGTCTGTGCGAGAAGCAAAGCCAATTCTTTTTTGAACAGAATCAATAACTTTTATTTCTTCTGCGTTATTTAAACTAGCCAACCGTTCATCTGCCCGTGTTCTTGAGCGAGATACGGATACGAAACTGCCCTTTGGATTTACGACACGACCTTCGTTTACGCCACTCCACTTAGCATGCTGTCTATCGGCTATTGCTAGGAGTGCGTTTCTCTCCATTGTGGCTATCGTGTTAGAGAAGGTAAAAGGTTCTTGGTTGTTTGCATTTGCTGCAAGATTGCGTTCACCATTTCCGTCGGTGTAGTTGTTGAATTGTTCAAATTGCTTATGTGGTTGTGAAGCATGAAGAGTTCCTGGGGGTATGTCAAGGTCCCTTGCAACAAGACGGACTGCATCGTCAAATCCAGAAGTCTCAGCATAGTGAGGACCACCAGCAATACCGAGTGTATTGTATTCAGTTTCCATCAGTTCTCTAGTGATTGCTTTTCTGTCCTCACCCTTTTCTACTTTTCTAACCTTTGCTTTGGGAAGTTTTAATCCTTTTCCTTGCTTGGGAGTAAAGTATGTGTCAATGGCGTACAGGTTGTCTAAAGACTCAATGCCGTTAGCGTCGATAACATCCTGAAGCGGGACCGTGATTAGATAGCCACCTTCATCTCCTTCGGTCCAGAACATATGCTCCTCAACAGCGTGGTTCAGTGTGAAATGAATAGTCTCTCTGTCCACAGGAAGATATTTACTAGCAGGGTGGATAATAAGATTGCCTTCATCGTCATACTCTGGAGGGAACTGACTCCAACGAACAAGCACAAGGTTTTCTGGTGACACTTTAGCGTCAGCAATCTCTTGCTCGCTAATGTCGCCACCGTAGTAACCGTCTGTGTTCTTGCGTCTTACAGCGGCAATCCTTGTTTGAAGAGCCTTGATGGCCCCACGAACACCTGCGTCAGAAAGCCTTCCATCAAAAGTTTCTCTCTCTTTATCCATCTCTTCTTGGCGTTTTTGCGCTATAAGAGCACGGCCCTTTTCTGCATATTCTTTAAACTGCTTTTCTGCTTCTTTGTCACCTTTGGTTGCTGCATAAAGAAGAGCACTTATCTCCGTGCCGTTGTGATGGTTGTAGCCACTCCCTGTTTCAAATAGGTAAGTGTCTGCGTATATCCAGTCAAGAGCCATCTCTTCACCTTCTGGGGTTCCACGCTCTAGTCCTGTTATCTCGTAAGGGTTTAGTTCAATTATTTTGATACCCGTTGTGTCAAGCCCGTGTCTTTCCTCAATACCAAAAGCAACTTTCTCACCGTCAATTTCGTAGACGTTTGCCTGAATAATGGTTCTACCTGTCTCAAACTCTCCCCACTCGCCTTCATCTGCTTTAGTTGAGATAACTGTTGGGTTAAATCGTTCCGTAACTCTCTTGTCTGTATTTATTGTGCTGGAAGCAAATCCCGATGCTTTACTAAAATTTAGAGTTTCTTCTGTTGTTACTTCTGCAGTCATTGCTCTGCGCAATCTCTTGCCGAGTTTTTGGTAGTTATACACATCTCCGTCAGTAGCATCGCGTACTGATGGGTCTTTCTTTATTCTGTCACTGATTAAATCCATGATTACATTCATGATGTTCATGCCATCAGCGTGAGTTATCTCACCATTGTTGAGTTTCTCAAGCATTTTGTCTACCCATACATCGTTAAGAATTTCACGATTGGTACCGGGAATCATTCTGTCTGCGATGTATTCACGGTTCTCTTGGAGCATACGTATGGCAGACGTAGTAACGCGACGCTCTGGGGTGATTCTGCGACTAAACGCCATATTGGCGTCACTTACAGAAGCAAATCCAGGCAACCCACGCTTATCCATTGAAGAAATAGGGATTGCTGAAAGGAAATCCATCTGCTCTTCAAACTTGATTCTGTCCTCTCTTGACATACCGAGAACAGGCAGTACTGGGTCTGTATTGCCACCGAACATGCTGCGAACTACGTCTTTCGCGACTGTGTCCATCTCTTCGGTGATGTTCCCATACTCTGGGTCGCCGTCTTTGAGAACCATGCGCCGTTTGTTTAGTTTTTCTAGTTCTTTCATCCCTCTATCGGTAAGTACCTCGTAACGGATAGAAGACATGGCATCAGTGGGGTCAACATTCATCCATTCACCAGATGTTGTATCAAATACGTCGGTGTGTTCAATTTCTATTACCGGAATACCGTTTCGTTCACCCTTTGATATGACTTTGAATTTGCCACCCGTGATGCTTTCAATAGGGACATCTCTCCACTCGCCATTACGGTTTGTGTTTTCAAGGAGATTACTGTTCATCACCTTTGCGCCTATGGATAGTTTGATGACGGCAGAACCGTCTCCGCTACCCCTGTTGGTTACCATGTCTGGATTAAAGAAGTTGGGTGAGAACGAAGATAGAGGCATGGAGATTGTGTCACCAATAGATGCGCCAAGAATGTCCGAGTCTTGCTCTACTGAGTTGACTACATGGTAGAGAGGCATTGACGAATAAGAATCGCCATCTCTTACCTCGTCAAGTATGCGATTAGTCTTTGATGCTGTTGACCTAATAGAAGAGAGCATTCTCTCGTCCAGTTTTGATACGCCTCTGCCTGAACGAATAGCGTTAATCTCTGTGTTGCCAGGCATGGAAAGAGGGTTGTTTCTACTTGGCTGTACACCCATCATCATGCGTGACATCTGCTGAATACCGTAGTGGGACTCTGACGCCCACTCGGTGTATGCGCTTGACAGGTCTGGCATGAACTTATCGCCAGGGATAGTAAATGTATAGTCACCAATCTCAAAACGCGTATGACCACGCTCGTCTCTCGTTGATTTGATAACCCGTGATGCTCTGTCGTCGGTTGAGCGTGAAGAAATGACGTTACCAAGCGTGTTGGATGAGCGCTTTATAACAGTGGCGCGAGCATGTTCAACTTTCTGCGTTCTAGACGCAAAACCACCACGCGTTTCCCAAGGAATATTGGTTATGTTGGTGTCAAACGGGTCACTGTGTTCACCGAGAACATACAGTAGTGCTGCTCTCAACTCTGGGGTGATGTATTCATCTCTGTAATCAGAGTCGGGTTGAGCCATTTGGATGTTGAGTTCAGCCCATGTTTCTTGTGGGTTCTTCTGTGCGTACTGACCAGCAAGTGTGGAAAAAGGAAGTGATGAGTCACCGAAAATGTCTGGGAAATCTGTCGCAAAGTCCTGCCAAACGTCTTGATTGATTCCTGGTTCGTAACCAAAGAACATCGCCATTGACTGAACCTGAGACATGTCATAGGGACTAACGCCATAGTTGACCATTATGTCTTCTATCTGCACACCAGCAGTGTTTGCAATAGTGGCGATTCTTGTAATTCCTCTGGTGTACAGTTCTTGACCGTAGTCGTTCATTCTTTGTGTTATTTCTGCAACTTCTGGTGAATTAGGTCCATAAATAGCCTGAGCCTTGGTTACGGCTCTTCCCATAAAGTGAGAAAGATTGCTTACGTCGCGATGTGATTCTGGTACTGGGATAGTTGACAAAGACCCAGGCGACAAGAACTCTTGTGCAAACTCAACACGGGCTTCTGCTTCGTCTCTTGAAAGGTCTGGGAAAAAGTATGCGTACCTGCTGTCTCTGTTGCCACCAAACCGATAAAGGTCTCTTTTGGTAACACCACCCCTTATGGCTACTTCATCTCGTATGTCTGGGACAATGGCGAGACCTTGTTTGGGACCGAAGAGACTAGAAAACCACCCATGAGCCCATTCGTGAATTATCGTTCCTTCAAGGCTTGTACCAAAGTTTGAAATAAGAAACCTTCCGTACTTATCTTTTTCAGGGAATGGACGGAGTTCCCCAGGAGTTTTACCAACACCCATAAGCACACGGCGTGTTCTTCCAAATTTTGGTGGTGGAGACTTTTGTGGGTCCCAAATACCACGCCATTCACGGTGATGCATGTTCATAACCATGAATAGGCTTCCTACGCAGTAACCCATAACGCCAGGGTTGGCGACAGAACCATCAAACAACGCCTGCATAACTTCTTGTTCTGCTGACAAGTTTGTGCTCGTGAACGGGTATGTCATGGCTTCAATTCTTGCGCCATTCATAGAACGGATAGGTATCGGCGTACCGTTCTCAAGAGCGTCTCTGTACTTACGCACAGCGTTTCTATCTGTTGGAATCATGGGCAAAGAACCGAATCTGCGCACCTGCCATAAGAATTGTGGAGATTCGTCTAGCGCTTTCTCAATCCACTTCTCCATTTGAGATACGCCCTCTGGTGAGAAGTCAAAGATGTCGGTATCTAACATCTTGGAAAGAATTGAGCGCATGGCTGCCATAGTCATTGTGTCTGGGTTTCTATTGCCAGCAAGGAGATTCATAAGCGCTAAGTTCACGGCATCTTCTCTCGTGCGTGGAACAATTGCTTGCGCTATCTCTTTGGGTGTTGCGTCTTTCAGCCAGTTAGACCCATCAAGGGGTGATGGACTACTCCCGTCAAGCGCTGCTGCTAGGTCTCGTGTACCGTCTTCTTTTCTTTTGATGCTTAGTGAGGCAAAACCCGTAGGTCTTTGCATCGCCTGCGTCAGGTCTACTTCTGTTATTGTTTCCTCGCGAGTCGGGAAAGTCACATGCATCTTTATGTCTTTTACCAAAGCAGGGCTGACACGAGCCATCTGTTCAGCATCACCACTGACCCATGCTGCGTACCCTTCAGCAAATGTTTCTGCTGGGTTTTGCTGTCCATACTGACTCAATACATGAGGTGGACCGTTCTCCCAATCAAGAGCCCCACTGACGTCTATCGCATCTCTGATTTCCTCAACTTGTAGCCAGCGTTTATCAGCAGCGTCGTAGTTGTATCCAGGGTTTTCTTTACGAAACTTCTTCCACTTTCTTTTCATACGCCACCCGTTGCCTTCGCCCCAACTCATGCGCCAATACCACATTGCTAAGTAACGAGTTTCCCTATCGGGGTGAAGGTTTGAGGACAAGTAGTTTACAAAGTGACCGAATTCGTGGAACAAAATACTTTCTGGTTTCCAGTTTCCGTTTGACTCCAAATACCACTCTGTGCCAGCGAGTTTTTTACCTTTGCCTGCGCGCGCATCGTCAGGGTTTTCTAGAGGTGTTGGGTCTAGGGATAGTTTGTTCATTGTGATAAACAATGCCCCAGTGCTACCGTTGAAGATTGCGCCAGGCACTACTTCACCCTTAGTTACGAATAGTGGTGGCATACCAAAGTCTCTTACATGGCTTAGGAATTCAGGGCTGTTGTTCAGTGCCTCTGAAACCATGTTCCGTAAACCCATAAGGGCTTCCTCGGAGAAGTCAAATACTTCCTCTGGTTTTACTTCCCCCTTGTAACGACGAGCCTTTCTAAGGACTCTGTTGTAATTACCTGCCATTTTCTTATCAATGTGGAACTTCAAGCGTTTTAGTTCTAGGTTTACTTTTTCCGATGGGGTCATTCCCTCTGTATCAACATCAAAGTAGCCAGGACCTGATAAGTCAAACATCCACTGTGACCATGACTCCAGTTCTTTGCGTGCCTGCTCTGGTGTGGATGGAACAACAGCATCAACAATTTCCTCTATTGACTTATCGTCAAACCACCTAGTGCCAGGGAGTGTTACAGAAGCGAATCCTTTGTCGGTGGTTTTTCTACCCGTGATGGTTCGGAGTATTTCCGTACTTCTATTATCAGTTCTTGGGTCCAAGATACTTTCAGTAAAAAGTTCAGCAACCATTTCTGACGGTGAAGTTAGGGCGTACTTAGAGGGTGGCACTATTCCGTCAGGTTTGACATAATCCTCTATGTTGTATTCGTCATCTGGGTCTATGTCTGTATGACCACTAGTGAGAAGGGTAGCCAAGTCATACCATTCTATTGGTAAGTCATAACGGTTTATGTTGTTTGGGTCGCTTAGCCAGTTCCACGGTGAGTTGTTTATGACATACAACATCTCTCTGACCTTTGGGTCAGGGTGGTTGTAAGAAGCATAAGAGAACAGGTAGTGACCGTATTCGTGTATGAATGTGCTCACCATAAATTCGTCAGAAGCAAAGTCATCTGGCAATAAGTCAGATAGTTTGTCTATGTCGTCACCAAACAAACGAGACAACACGGAAGTATCCATACTGCCTTTGCCTCTCCTCTTGCCACCCGTGTATTCGTCTATTCCTTCTTTAGACAGGGTCATGAGCATGTGTTGCGTCATTGCTCCTGATACCTCAGGCTTATTCTTTCGTGTCACCATTGGTGGTATGCCGAATCTATCTATCAGTTCTCTCATCTGAGGATTGTTATTGAGAGCATCTACTAACACCTTGCGAGTATTGGCTACCGTCTCTGGCGATAAGTCAACACCAAGCAATGATTGTCGTGTCTGTGAAAGAAGGTCGTCTACACTGGCATAGATTCTTGGTAGACCACGAGTGCTTGCGTGTATCGCAATGTACGACAGTAGGTCGGCAGGGTTATCAGGTACTGCTACCTCTGCTATTTCCTCATTGGTCTTACCTACTGTCCAGTTCTGGTAGTCATCTCCCCATCTACCCGTGGCACTTGCGAGCCCCCTTGCCAACGAGGCAATGTTTGACAATACGGCTGGTCTCTCAAAGGGCGTGCTGTCCTGTACGACGCCGTCACCGTCACCGTCGTATGCGTTAGGGTCATACACTGCTTGCCCTCGTGCTATCTGACCGAGGTTAGAACCTAACGCCTTGACCTCTATGTCGCGTAACGGTTGCGACTTTATGCGTCGCTTTGCGCGCGCTGATTCGTCAGGGTCAATGTCGTAAGAGAAGGGCATTGATTCATTGTAGAACACGGCACAGTGGTGGTGCGTAGAGACTGACGATTTCATCTCCGATACCCAAACCCACCGACCCAGAGTGGGTAATACATCGTGTCGTGCGTACATACATTATTTATTTACTAAGAGAGTGTCGTGAATGTTCTAACGAGTTGTGTTATGACGGTTGTCAATAGCATTGTCGTTGTGGGGCGTGTTCGTTAGGCAGTATCACGAGGCGTTCACGAGGGCGTTCGCACCTACCTCACGAGCGTGACGAGAGCGTGACGAGAGCGTGCTGTATGTCGTACCCAGCGTCGTACCCAGCGTCGTACCGAGAGGGGTATGCCCTATGCCTCGGGGGGTATGCCTCATTAGGTGTGCCTAACCGTTTCGTAAAGAGACTGTGTGTGCCTGTGGACAAAGGGGGTGTAAGGCGTGCCTATCGTTTTGTCCCCAGCCCCCTCAGCCCCGAAACTTTTTCCGAGGCGTCGCAGGCGTGGGGGGAGCAGTGCGGCAGTGAATGACTTTCCCCAATCTCTGGGAAGATTTATCTAAGAATCCCCTACAAAGCGGTTAAGTGGTTCTTGTGCAACAACCTCGTGCGAGTTGGGTCGTAGTGTGCAGGTTCTGCGAGGTCCCAAGCGCTGTCATAGTCAAGCCAGCCCCATATGTCTACTTGTCGGAACTCAGGAGGCTCAGGGCGTGCTGCGAAGAGGACCAAGCCTTTGCCGAGTTGATGCTGGCGTACGGCCGTTGTTTCTCCTGTACGAACGCGCCTCACCTCTATATTGCTCCCTACATCTGGAACATCCCTGTATCTGGCGTGTTCCGACTTATGCCATACATGGCCGGACCAGTAACGGTTTGTTGCTTTTGCGACCGCCAATTCGCAAATCGCTGATGCGACCTGTGCAGTTCGGTCGTCTTCCATTAGTTCTTTTTTGTAGTGGGGAGCGTCGTTTTTGTCCCAGTTGGCGGCAAATCTCGCTATTCCGACATTACAAGCGTGTACATATTCCCAGGGTTCTAACGTAATAAGCATG